TTTGCCGAGGCTATTACCGTTTTCTGCTCTATCTTTGCTATACGAGTTAATGCAGAATCGAGTGCTTTGTTTGCTGCTTTTTTTGCGGCAGGTAAATCTTTTTTGGATACAAATTTACCACGAATATTTCTTCCGTTCTTCAGTGCAGCAATAGTCTTCTCAGCGACTTGTAGATCGGTCTGAGCAAATTGAAGTTCTGGATTTGCTGAAATATCGTTATTGATTTCCATAGGACTCCCTCTACATCATTATAAATGGGTCACAATGGTTTTCTTCCGCTTACCTGTTCCTTCTCTTTTTTCAAATGAGAAAGTAGCATTTGTATGTATACCTCTCGTTCCCAAGGTATCATGTCCTCAATTTCTGCCAATGAGTACTTGTGGTTCTGCATCAGCATGAAATTCAGTTGAAAATACGCCCCCAAATCGTTATGACAGAGGGCTATTGAAAAAAATCAGATACGCTTTTCAACTCCACCAATACTGTTTCCTGACAGGTGGGACAGGTATATTTGAAAGAGTAGTACAGTTCGGGAATGCTCTGCATGAATTCCATGATTTGAGCAAACTGATCTGGCAGCATATTGTCAACGAAATCGGATAACTCCTGTGGATCAATGTCGCTGTGCTGATACACCTGATCGCCCATGATGATTCCTTCTACGCATCGCTTGGCTAGTTCGAATGCAATCTCTACTTCGTCTTTGTTGTAGTCAATATCGTGGATGGACGGATATCGTAGAATAATAGTTACATCATCTGTAATCTTGATGTTTGGATCCACCGTGGGCTTGGGTGTTTGCTTTACGGTTACTTCATCTAGTTTAATTTTTATATTGATTGACTTGGAGCACTTGGTGCAGGTCACTTGTGGTTTGACTTCTTCCCCTACGCTCTTCCCACGAATCTGTAGGAATGCGTATTCGGAATCTGCTGCACAAATACGGCGAGTATCTAACTGGCTATTGGTGCACGCCAATATGACATTTCGCATTGCCTCGTTGATCTGATTCAGATTCTTGGACTGTAATGCTATAAGAAGGATCTTTTCCTCCTTTACAACAAACGGTCTAAACTTTGTGATTATGCCAGAGACTGGCAAAGTCATAGAATACTGCGGCAGGGTAGAGTTCACTAGATTCAATCGGGTCATGGTAATCCTTTAATATAGAGTCACTGTATTTATCACCGAACTATGCTGTTTGTCTGTAACGCATTTGCTAAATCTGGGTCATATATTCCATTCACGGTTCCGTCAGATCCCACTCTGTAAAATTGTCCAGGAGCGGGTGAGTATATTGCAAATGATTTTTCGGGTGATGGTGGTCCATTTAGAGCAACATCAGCGGGTGAATTTGGTCTAGGTAGTGGTGATGTGTTTGGTTGAACTGTGACAGGAGAGTACTTTCGATACGCTATAGTGATATCTTGTCGTACAAATTCATCGTTCTTGTCGTAGGCTAATTGTATATCTCCAATTGCTTTGGGATAGGCTTCTTCCACCAATACTTGATACTTAACCGCACTTGACCTGTCTAATACACTAATGATTAGTGGTGCAGTATATTGATCGTAGTAGTTGAACTTGTAGTTATTCTGACTGCACACCGCGTCCATCCATGCTTCAAAGAACGCTCGTTCACGGAGATCGTCCGAAACAATCACAGACATTGTTAGTTCCCCGCTGTACAGTGGTTCATACGGCATATTTCTTGCTGGTCCATAGAATCTGTATGGCGTAGTAGAAAATCCGCGACCTGGAACGGTTATTGCATCACATCGAACAGCCAACTGTCGTGCGGAGTCGTTGCTTATAGATGTAAATGCAGGTGGATAGTTAATCAGTACTTCAAATCTGTTGCTGTACGCAAGACCTGTGGCAAATACACTGCTGAATATCTCATTAATATTTGATGGGACTTGTGACATTTATTTTCCTCGTATTGCCTTTAGATTTGACTGTCTGTGTATTGTTGGCGCACGGGCTTTAACAAACCGATGCAGTTCTGCGGATACCATGTCTTCCCACATCTCAAACGGAACCACAGTTGGTCGTTTCTTCATACCCTTCCACAAGTACCGCCTATAGCAAGGTTTGAAATACTTGTAGCGTTTGCTGCTATTCAATCGGTCGTAGTCAACACGCAATCGGGTTCGCCATTCTTCTTGACTTTTAATGACTGGCAGGTTCCTCATTATGATGTCGAATAGGAATTTACGATTATCCAAATCCAAAAAGTGTAAATTGACCCCCTCGAATCCTCCCTGATACTGTTCGGTCACCAGCACTAAAGGATACTTATCATAATATTTATTGCTTGCAATGAAAGATTCGCTTATGGGTTGGTATTTAAAAAATAATAGTTGCCCCTGCATTACTCGGTTGGGAACCGATAGTTTGCCTTCAGTCTGTAGAAGTTTCAGGAAACGGATGTAGGTTTGATCCGTGGCTCCAAGCGCAGAGGTGGTTTCCTCTATCAGAGTTTGTAGTTCTTCTTGTGCGCTTAGTCTGATCATGGTTTTTTCTTGAAGAGATCGTCTTCCGTTAATATTTTGAATTCCCATCCCTTGGCATCAGATACTCGTTTTGCTGCTTCCCACTTGGCTTTATTCACCACCCATGTCTTTACTTCTGTGATATATCCTCTAGTGACTTTGGTTTTCTTTTTCGGTTCGATGCACTGTTTCTTGGGTTTAATCTCTACTAGCCAAGTTTTTATTCCTTCGGGAGTCTTTATCTCCACCAAGAAGTCTACAAAATAACGGTGTGGTTTGTTGTCTAGCGGACTCATATACGGTATCACAACCTCTTCTGATGACCACCGAAGCACATTTGAACTGCTGTCGCAGTACTTCATGAACTTTCGTTCCCACATACTACGATAAGTAATCTTTGTGGGATCACCAATGTATTTGGTGCAGTTATCGGGTTTAAAAATACCTTTGTATGCCATACATAAATATGTAGCCAACCGCCCAAGAGGAATACTTCAGATGTTAGTACCCAACAAATTTGCCAAAAGTCCCGATGTTGCACTGACAAGCACAGGAAAGCCGTTTGTTGCCAGCAATCGCACAGGGCGAATCTCTGATGAATTACGATCAGAGCAGATTCAGGACGAGATTTCCAAAAGCCTAGAAGGGTTTACTCCCCTTAAACGCGGTTCGCGAACCCGCCCGTCTATTTTAAAATATCCAGTAGAGATTGGATCAGGACAGGTTCCCCATGTCATGCAGTTCAAGGTGTTTTGGCGGTGGGAGAATAAAGACCTGACGGAAGGACTCAAGGCTGCTCAGGTAGAAACCGAAAAGAAAATAGGAAATCTCAAAACACTTGCTAGTCTTATTGAAAACGGTCAATGGAACGAAGCGGATGTAATGCGTAGTCCCCTATCAGATGAGGGCATTGCTGCACTACAGGAAGTAATGAACAGCGATAAAACGCTTAAAGTTGTTGATCCAAGCATGAACGACAGTATGGCAACCATGCTGAACAACAATCCACAGAGAGCGAAGCAGATTTTGGAAGAGACTATAACTTCCTATCAAACTCGCCTCACTGATATAAGTTCTGAAATATCCAATGGATCGGGTAAAATTGGTCATGACGAGCAAGAACGATTGCAGTTGCAGGGCAGATTTGGCGAACAGGTCGCTAATTCCACTGCGGGTGGCTCTGCTGTTAGTGGTTCTATATTTGGTGCTGCTGTTGGTGGAGTTTTAGGATTTCTTGCTGGTGGATTCAAGGGATTGGCAGTGGGAGCAGTTGGAGGAGGTGCAGCAGGTGCTGCGGCAGCAGTAGCGGTTCAGCAAAGCGCAAAGGCATTTGCTAATCAGGCTGTGTACGATCAGATGGTGTCCATCTATCTGCCGTTCTGCACAAAGATAAACAATGAAGACACCTTTCAGTATGAAGATCCTAGCATGGGTATGGCGGGTGGTCTTTTTGATGCATTGGGAAATCCACTTGCAACCACCGAACAAGCCGCTCAGTTGGCACTAAACAAAGGCGTAGAACTTGTTGGCGGTGGTCAGGCTGGTGCTGTTGGAACAGGACGAGTGGTTAATCCTCGTCTTGAAAAACTGTTCAAGCAGAAAGACTTTAGAAACTTTAACTTTAGTTGGGAGTTCTATCCCAAAACAAAGGATGAAGTAGAGCAAGTACGAAACATCATTGAGACTTTCCGTTATCATGCTCACCCTAGTCGAGAGAATGAACCAGGATCAGATGATTCATCCAAGGTTCAGGTTATTCTTCGTGTTCCTGGTGAGTTTGAAATTCGCTTCTTGTCGAGTAATCCTAGTCCAAACGCGGCAGGATTTGTTGAGAATGAGTATTTGCCGTCTATTGGTCGATGCTCGCTGACGGCTATATCGGTTGACTACACACCAAACTCCATATACAGTTCGTTTCAAGACAATTCTCCAACGGCAATTGTATTCTCACTTCAGTTCACTGAAATGGGACTCCTTACCCGCGAAGCCATAGATAAGGGTTACTGATGTATTTCGAGAAATTTCCACTACTACAGTATCCTGTTAAAGACGGAAACAATTTCCGCTATGTGTTTGTGCGGAATCTGTTGCGGCGAGTTGCTCTAAGCGAAGACCTGATGACCTCAGAATCGGTTTTCATGGAGTACAGCATCAAGGACGGAGAACGCCCCGAACACATCGCAGAACGAGTCTACGGCGATCCTGGATACCATTGGCTGATTCTCCTGACAAACAATATTATTGATCCGTATCACGGATGGTATATGTCGGGATCAGCACTAGAAGATTATATACAGAAAAAATACGGCGGCTATTCTGTTTATATTTCTACCACAAGCAATGCGTTCTTCTACAATTCATCAGTTGATAGTGGGGCAACACTCTCTCAGGGTGGGAATAGTATGACTATTTTGGACTACTCTCCTGAATTATCTAAACTCACTGTGAACGGTACAAAGCCATCCACTGGTTCTGCCACCATTGGTGTTTCGGGTGGAACTCTATACAGCGTGAAAATTCAGCGAGTGGATCCGTCTTACACAGCAGTGCATCACTTTGAGATTCCTTATGTTGGTGGTCTGTGTGGCGCAAGCACCGAGTTTACTGTGGATCCACTCAGTCAACAGACTGGAAGTTACTCTGTTGTTGGTGGAGTCATTGGTCATCTAGATGATGAATATCCGCGTCTAGCGGCAGATGGAAAGGGCTATAGTGGATCAGGAAATGTTGATTTTTACGAAACCTACATTGGTAAATATTTGGGTGTGTCTGGTGCGGCTGTGAACACCTATGCGGTGTCTAACTACATATACGAAAATACAAAGAACGACGCTCGCCGCACCATCAAGGTGCTGCATCCTCGTTTCAAAAAGACTGCCTTGACCGAACTTGAATCTCTCTTGAGGATTTAATCATGGCAGACGAATCAGGATACGGAAATAACAACATGAAGGCGGGTGACTACAAACTAGAAAAGTTTGTTATGCACTCGTTGGTTAACGGAAGCAGTGTGGATTTGTCTAGTCTGTTTCGTTACATTGAAATCTACGAGGACATCTTCTCTCCGTATATTACTGCAAAACTACACATTGAAGACGCATTCAATTTTCCAGAACGCTTTCCTATTAGCGGACAAGAGAAAATAGAAATAACCTTTAAGTCAGATATTAATGCGCTGAAGCCTGTTGAGTTGGTGTTTCGAATATACAAACTAGACTCTCTAGTGATTGATTCTACAGGCAAAACTCAGCAGTATGTTCTGCACCTAATGAGCGAAGGAGGATACTTTAACTTCTCCGAATACTGTGGATACTCTGTTCGTGGATCTATATCGGAAATGATAAAGAGTGTGTTCACCAAGCATTTTCCGCAGTCGGTGTGGTTGAACAAGTTGGATATTGAAAACACAGCAGACAATTATTCGTTTGTGCTGCCGTTATCGTACACACCATTCAAGGCAATGAGTTGGCTTACGAACAAGGCATTCTCGAAAACAGGAAAAGACTACACACCATTTCTGTTCTATGAAACTCTAGATGGACACAAATTCAAGAGCCTTTCAAAAATCATTGAAGAAGGTTCTTCCAATATTATTAAGTACATTTACTCCCCTGCAAACATTGCACTTCTTCCAGGCGACAACGACAATATGGGATTTCAAACCGCATTGCCGTCACGCTACCACAGAATTCAAAAACTTGAAGAGTTAAGCAGATTTGACATGGCTTCAAATATTATGAATGGGGTGGTGTCTTCTATATTGGTGACACACGATTTGCTTCGTAAGGAGCAGCGCACATCTGAATTTTATGAAGCCGATATATTTGAGGACATGAAGAAATTGGGAACGCAACCACATTTCCGTACATCAGATCCTGAAGCAGATCGTCTGTATAAGAAGGGAGCGGCGTATATGTATTTGCCGTCCACTCCATACACGGTATACAGCGAGAGTAATTCTATTATTGATAATACGCAAGTAGAGTCTTTATACCTGAAGCGCAAGTACCACATGAGTACATTCTTGACGCAGAAGATTGTGATTCAGATATTTGGAGACAGTCGGCGTAGAGTTGGTGACATTGTTGATATTAGTGTGCCAAAGATACAGTCTGATTCACATCTACATTATGATAAGCAAGACGCAAATCTTGGTGGTGAGTATATGGTAACAAGCATAAAGCACAGTTTTGCAAAGGTGTACAGTTGTAAACTTGAACTTTCACGAAACTGCATGGGGGTGTAATGAAGGGATTTCTAGGACGAGAAGGATTTGTGTGGTGGCACGGTGTTGTAGAAGACACTGCGGATCCTCTATTCCTTGGGCGTTGTCGTGTTCGTGTTTTTGGATTTCATGTAGACAGCAAAAGTGAATTGCCGACTGAGGCTCTGCCGTGGGCGTATCCCATGCAGCCACTCACTTCTGCTGCTCTGTCTGGAATTGGTGAGTCTCCAACGGGTCTATTGGTTGGATCCCATGTGTTTGGGTTTTATAGAGATGGAGACGAAGCCCAAGATCCTGTAATGATTGGTTCGTTTGGTGGTGTTCCTGTTAGCGTAGCAGACACAACCAAAGGATTCCATGACCCATCTGGAAAATATCCTGCAAAGGCTTCGGATGTACAGGCAAAGGTTTTTCCTCTTGGCGTATCCGTTGTGGGAGAACAAGACACCAATCGTCTAGCCAGAAACAACGATGCCGATCAGATGAAATCTACGGTGGCTGCATATAAAATTCAAACGGTTCAAGCAGAGGTGTACAGCACTGCTGCAATGGCTGGTGGATTTACTTGGGCAGAACCACCCACTCCGTATGCAGCACAGTATCCCAAGAATCATGTACGGTATACCGAAAGTGGTCATGTAGAGGAATACGATGACACTACGGGTGCAGAAAGAATTCATCAATTCCATAAGTCGGGAACATTTACCGAAGTAGGAAACGGGTGGAAGACTAATCCTGATGGCACTCGCGTACAGCGCATTGTGGGAGACGACTACGAGATTGTTCACGGCAACAAGAAGGTGTACATCAAGGGCGATGCAGGATTAAATTTGGTGATTGATGGGGCTATGAATCTGACTATTAACGGTGGAGGCAATATTCAGATTAATGGAAACACAAATATTCTTGCAAACGATGATGTGAATCTTCAGATTGAAGGCAGTCTCAAGGCTTCGGGTAAGACTATTGAGTTCTACGCAGACGGCGACATTGGTTTCTCAGGACGCACCATATCCTTTATTACTGACAGCAATGTCATGGTGATGCAGCAGGGCAAACGCATTGAAGTAAACTCTGGCGAACCTGTTCTAAAGCCCAAGCGTGTTAATGTTAAGGGCGGTGGGTAATGGCTATGAACTATTTGGGAAAACACCGTAAGTATGTGGAAGGCACATCAACCTATACCGTGTATGTGTACGGTGATGTTGTTGAGCGAAACGGTGTTTCGTATGTGTGTAGTGTTGAAACCACATCTGGCTACATTCCTGAAGACGCAAATTCTGGGTTTTTAGTATTAGGCGATGGTGTTGGTGGTCTTACAGGTGCAGTTGACGGTGGATCTTACTCATAAGGATTTCATATGGCAGGTTTTGGAGTATGTCTAGCCAATCTAGATACAGCAGGGGGAATGATATTAGAGGGCAATCCCTACTTTTTCATTGATGGATTTCCTGTGTCTGTTGAAGGTAATTCTGTGCAGGATCACGGAGACAGTCCACACAATAAGGCTGTGATGGTACAGGGAAATTCAAATTTTGTAATAGGCGGCATTCCCGTGTGCACGATTGCTAGTCAGGCAAGTTGTGGGCATCCGCCTACTAGTTCAAGTACTTTTTTTGTGGGGTAATCTATGGCAGATCTAGCGTGTCCATGCAAGCAAAAATTAACTGATGGCGAAAAGGGAGTCCTTAACTTTGGCTTGAGTCAGGCTATGTTGAACGATCCCAACGCAGCAGCAGTAGGACTTGCCCGACAACTTGGTGGCAGGAATGGTGGTCGCTTGGCTAATTTGATTACAACTGATCCGCTGAGTGCGTTGTATAGTGCAGCCCCTTCCCTTCAGCGCATGAAGAATTCTTTGGATTCACAAGCAGGTATTATTGATAGATTTGCCGCCGAATCTGCTCGCTTTACTGAGCCTCGATATCTGACTAGTATTATTAGTTCTATGAGCCTGTTTGCGGAATTGAATTGCGCTCTTGGGATTGAGGGAATTGATATTGGAGTGGGGTTGAATGTGGTGAACAACAACGGACAATTTTCCATTGACTATGCAGTGAATGCCAATATTGATATTGAAAAGGTCTTGAATAAATTTAGTGATGGGTCGGGATCAGATCTTGCTGACAAGGTACGGGATTTGCAGTCGGGATTGGATAGTGCATTTGCGGCAATAGACGAAGCAAACAGTAAATTAAATGGCATAATGGCTGATGCCGCAGCAGCACAGGCAGAAGCAGCAGCGTTTATTGCAAAGTACACTAGTATTAACTCCCTTGCAAACCTGATTAATCAGGCTAGTACTGATCCGTGTTTTAAACTTGGAAGCACTCTGAACGGCAGTCTAGTCAGTCCTGAATTTTTAAATACCGTTAGTAACGCTGGCTTTGGCGGTGGAGGCACTAGCAACCGATGATGCTTAGTTCCGAAAATATATCAGCCGCTAGAGATATCTGGGTAACCATAGGGGAGTCTGCGGGTGTTTTTGCTGTGGGTTTGGTT